AATAGTTTTAGTTGTTTCAGTACCATTAGCTGAACGTATAATTACTTGAATATCTGAGTCTTGGAATATCTTGAATGTATAACTAAACGTTGTAGTTGAGCCATCGCCACTATAACTGTTTTTAACTGTAGTTGAAGATATTGTCATAAAGTTCCTTTATTATATTTTAATCAGTATGTCTATTATTATTCTAAACCTTTTGGTATTTGTTTTTCACCAGCTTTTAAAGGTGTAAGCATTTGATACTTATATCCTTGTGATTTCTCTATTTCTTTTCTAACTTCTGGATATTTCTGCAACATATTAGCATAAGCTAATTTTTTATAACCTTCAAATATTCTTTTAACAATATATTCTTTACCACCATCAAATGTTTCGTCACCTTCTTTAGCTGATTTATATTGTGATGTTTTAAATGTATTTTCTAATTTTTGTTTAAGTGTTGTACCATCAAAATCCTTAGCTTTACCAACCTGTTCTAACCAATAATCATAAGCAGTTTGATCTCCTTTTTTAAATTCAGTTAAATCAACTTTAAACTTTTTAGTTTCTGGTGGAGATAGTGTTAATTTAAGTCTTGCAACTTCATAAGATACTGTATCTTGTTTAACATCTGATGATTTTCCAACCATTGTTGGTCCCATAAACCAGAAAGAGAAAGAAGCTATACCATCTGGATTTATAACTAATCCTGTTGGTTTTTTTTCAATAGGATCTCCAGTTAATATATCTCTTTTTCTTTCTAAATAATCTTTAGCAAAAGGAGTCTTAGCAATAACTTGATCTATAAATGATCTTGTTTCTAATGCTTCTTTATCTGGATCTATAATTCCTGGTATTCCTTGTGATCTAAATGATACAAAAGGAATAATATTACCTACAACTCCACCAAAGAATTGAGAAATGTTTTTAGGAGTAGGTTCAGCTAAAACTTCAAATACATCTGATAATCCTCTTAGATAAGTTTTATTAGTTACATTTTTAAATACTGTTAAAAATGCAGAACCAAATATATCTGACTTATCTTCATCATTAATATTTGCTATATTTTCTTTTAAATCTGCCATAATACCTAAAACATAAAAACGAGGATCCATTCTGTTGTATTGAACATAAGTTACTGTTCCATCTGAATTTTGTCTTGCAAATGAGTAAGGTTGCCATCCAAGAGATAACCATTGTTTTTTAATATCAAAGTTTGCTGGACCATTACCTGTAAGTTTAGGTAATCTCATACCATCTTTAGTTTCAACATATTCTAATGCAACATCTAGTGCATACATTGTTCCAGCGAATCCTAGAGCTTGTCTTCCTAAAACTTCTGCTCTTGCACGTCTATCTCCACTATTCCATAACTCTTGATTTTGTCTTGTTAAAAAACCAAAACCTGGAACACGATTACTAAAATGCCTCCATAAGTTAGTTGGTGTTCTAATGAATGGCATAATAAATCTAAACTCAGGAGATTGTCTTAAAAAGTTTTCAATCTTAGATCCCCAGTTTAAATAAGAACCATTATTTAATGAATTAGTAAATGTAGATTCTCTGGCATATTGTAATGCTTTTTCATTAATAGGATTATTTTTAATATTTGCTAATCCATTTTCATCAAATCCTTCTTTTAAAATTCTTTCAATATTCTTTTTACCTTCTTTAGAAGTAATATCTAAACCAAGTTCCATTGTATTATTTAAAGCATTAGAAAGTAATCTTCCTCTGTAATTAACTTGTTTTAAAAATTCATCACTTGTAATTAATAATCTTGATGGAAGTTCAATAACTCTACCAATCCAATCTACTGCAGTACCAACTCTTCCATTAAATCCTAAGTTAGCTGCACTAATGGGTCTAACTATTTTACCATTAACAATTTGTAAATTATCTTGAGTTCTAGCAAGTGGATCAAGAACAGCATCTCCTTGTCTTAATGCAATACCAACAGCTTTCCAAGTATCTCTAAATGATGTTACCATTCCACGATACTGAGCAAATCCTAATTGAATTGATTTTTTATCTCTTACAATAGCACCACCAATAACTTGTTCCATTGGTCTAATAAGTGCTTCATATAATCCACTTTTTAAGTTTACTGCTTGTGTAAATACACCAGATAGTAATGAGTTAATATAAGCAGAGTTAAATACTTCTATTGCTTTTTGATATTTAGTTTTACCAGCATTTTTAATAACTTCATCTAAAGAACCTGTGCTAAATTTCTTAGCAAGAATAATAGGATTAGAATTATATAATCTTACATATTCAGCAGCCTTTTCAGCATCAATAACTTTACCACCTACAGCACCAACTTGTACTCTACCAGCTTGAGTAGTTCTAGCTGCATTTCTAATTTGTTCTTTTAATGAATAAGTTACATTTTGAATTAGATTTGCATAGTTAGCAATTTCTTGTCTAGCTTCTTTAGTCCAAAGTTTTTCATTATCACCAAACTGTTTAACATATTTAATAGATGTATCTTGTAAATTTCTAGCAATTTCTTGTAATACCATTTTAGATGCTAACATTCTAACTGTTCCTTGCTTGGCAGCTTCTGTTTGTTTAGGTAATGCTCTTAATATTTCATCTTTATTTCTTGCTAATGTTTTTGCAAGTTCTTCTGCAACATCATTTCTTAACACATCATTTTCTAAAAAATTTTTAGTAGCATCATCAAATTGATCTGCAACATCATCTATTGTTTTAAGAACATGCTCAGCATTTCTAAATGATTTAGTATTTAATATTTTTTTAATAAAAGATTCTGAATCTGTTTTTGCAGTCTTTTCACCAATTTTAAATTCTTTTGTAAGTTCATCTACATTAATTGCATTATTACCATCAACGATTGCTTTTTTAACAATAGGTGATGTTTTATTACCAGCCTGTACTTCTTTTATTGCTTCACCAGCCTCTTTATAAATAGCATTCTTTTCATCAAAATTTTGTGTAGCTTTAGCTTTTTTAAATGCTTTAATTCCAAATAAAACTCCTTCTGCTACTCCTCCAATAATCATACCTTCTAAAACATTTTTTAATCTTCCTTCCATTTCTGTATCTTCTGTATCTGTAGCAAGATATTGAGTAACAGCATTGTTTAATACTGGTGAATCAAATTCAACTAACATATCAGATAATCTTCCTTCGTTAGGATCAAACACAGTAAGATCTGCAACAGCTCCTGCAGACATACCTCTTAATGCTGTAACTCCAAAACCTCCTACTAATCCTGCTCCTTTAAGAAATTTGTTTGGTGTATAAAAACCAGTAATAAATCTTGATACTCCTTCAGTAATATTTCCAGCTAATGTTTTAGGTTTATAAAATAATGGTAATTGTCTTTCTTCTGAATATTTTCCTTCTTTCCATCTTTTTGGAGAAACATATTGTGGAATAAAATCTTTAAATGATAATTTTCCATCTTTATCACCAAATTCAATACCACCTAAAGATACAATGTTTTCATCTAAAAAATCTCCTTGTTCTTCAATAGCATTAACAACTCCTTGTGGAATTGATAAAGTCATATCACCAACAGTACGCCAAAAACCAAAATCATCTTCCTTTGGATCTTTAACTAAACCAGATTGTTTAGGTTGTATTTTTTCATAATTTCTTTTTTCTTCATTAAAAAAATTTAATAAATTAGGATCTACAGGTTGAGGTTTGCCAGTAGGTTTAGGTTCTGGTGCCACTGTTTCTGTAATAGGAACAGGTGGTGTGTTTATATTTTTATTAGGAGTATCTGGTGTAGAGAAAAACTCCTGTAAAGCTGGATCAATAGTAGGCATTTATTCCTTCTGTCTTGCTTGAATAACTTTTTGATATTCTTTTAAAAAACCATTAACATCTGGATTACCATTTTTATCTTTATATCCATTTAATTTAGCTAATGTTTTTAATTTATTATCTTGTGTTGGATCTGTATTATATTCTTGAATAAGAGTAGCTATTTCTTGTTTCTCTCTTACAATATTAAATTTGTTTTTCTGTAAATCAAATGTTGTAATTTTTGCAATATCTGCATCTCTATATTTATCAATTAATAATGTTGTTAGTTCTTTTGAATATAATTTTTTTTCTAATTTAGAAGCATTAGGATTAGCAGTAAGGAATTGATTAAATCTTTGATCATATTCAAATCCAGATTCTTTTGCTAAAGTTACACTTCTTTGACCAGATAAATCTGGAAAATTTGAATTATAAAATGTTTTTTGTAATATATCTTTTTGAGCAACACTATACTCATTAACTTCTGCTCCTTGTAAAATTTTAGTTTTAATTTCATCGTGTGCTATAGATTCTGATAATAAATTTTGTTTAAAATCACTCCAATCACTTTGTAGTTTTCCTGTTAATACTTTTTTACCATTAGCTCTTTGTAATGTTTCAAATTCATTTGCTATTTGGATTGCTCTATCATAATCAGAATTAGGATCTCCTTTAACTGCAATCTTAGAAATCTTTTCTTTATAAGTAACAAATAATGCTTTTGATAATTCATCATCTTTAACAAATCTTGCTGCACCAAATGTCTCATCCATCTTAGCAAAGTTTTCTTTAGCATTTGTAGTTCCAATAACTGAATCTAAATCTAATAAAAACAAATCACGTTCAACAGCATTTCTTTTATTAATTTCATCTATTGGAGATAATTGCATAGACTTAACAAAGTCAGTTGCATTGTCTAACATTTGTGTTTTAACTTGTGCTTTAATAATAGGATTGTCTTTATAAATTTGATACTTAGCAGCTAAAGTATTTTGTTCAGTATTATAAGTATTTGTGCTTTCAGTTTCTAATGCTTTGAATGATTGTTTTTTAATATTATAAACATAATCACCATATTCAAGATCTAAATTTTGTTTAATTCTTTCTCTTACTCCAGCATTAGAAATATTAGATAATTTTTGTTTTGTTAATTGTTCCCATTTATTTGTAAAATTTTGAATAGCATTTGTTTCATTAAAATTATTTTCTTCTTGTTTTAAAAATTTATCTGCTTCACCTTTAATAATAAAAGTTTCTTTTTTAGCTTCAATCTTTTCTGTTAAATCCTGTTGAGCAACATAATAATCGCTTAGTTTTTGCATTGCTGGAACCAATTGAGCAATGGGTCCACCAGTTAAAGGTGCTTGGTATTGAGTTTTAATATCAGCAACATCTGAAGTAATTCTTGTCTGTGCTGTAAATGTAGGTATTTTTGGCATAGTTTAAGCGAATGGGTTAGGAATATTTCCTAGTAATGTTTGACCAGGTTTTGATTGACCAAAAGAAAAAGCTGCACTTGCTAAAGTTCCAATAGCTGCTGCTTTTCCAGTTTGTCTAGCAACTCCACCTTGTATTCTTGCAAAATTAGCTTCATTAAATTTAGATTGTTGTGCTACTTTAGAATTATAAGTAATTCTATTTTTTTCTACTTGTGCTTGAATATCATTATTATGTAGCACTCTTAATCCAGAACCAGATAATTCTACACCAGATGTTAATATTTTAGTTTTTGTTTCAGATTGTAATTTATCAAATTTTTGTTGAAATATTTGTAAATCTACTTCATTTTGTTTTTCTAATTGTTCTCTTTCTAGTTCAGCTATTTGTGCATTTCTATTATAAACTTGTTGATTAAATTTTCCTGCAGCATTTTGATTTTTAGCTTGAACTACTGAAAATCCTAATTGTACAAAAGGTATTGCCTGTGCCATTAGTAAATCCTCGCAAATCTATAATGATCAGCACCATCAAAACCATAGTGCTTCATTAATCCTTCATTAGTAAATCCTAACCACTTAGCAAATCTAATTCCAATTCCAAAATCAGTTCGTACTGCAGTTTGTAATCTTTTAATATTATTTGTTTTAGCTAAATGATCTAAATTTTGTTTAACTGCTTTTGCAATTGTTATTGGATAGTTCCATACATCATTTTTAGCAAGAAACCAACCTTCAGCTACATTACCCCATATTCTTTTCATACCAGCTGCAGCAACAACCTTATCATTAATTAATCCTGTAAATGCTAA